GATCCAAGCTTCGCGTGGAGACTGGAAGCGGATTGCATGGCAGTTCGCTAATTTTGCCATATTTCTCATCTCCGTTAAAGAGTTGTTCACAGCATCGCCGCCGCTCGCCCAGCCACACCAAACAAACAGATATTTTTTCCCGAACTCTTGATCAATTTTTACGACCGCAAAACCTTGTCCATCTCCGCAATCGTAAAGATACGCTGCGCCTGCCATCAACGCCGTCCATACATCCTCTGGTATCCATGGTTCATTGGTTTTCTTTATCACTTCATCTAATCCGCTTTTAATCCACGGCCAACGAGACCTAATCTCGTCAACGTCAACGTGTCTCAGTTTCCAGTCAGACATCTACATTCCACCCATGTTCCAGGCGTCCCGCTAACCGTACACATATAACCGATAATTACGTATTTGCTGCCACCAGTTCCAGACTCAACAGGGTTTGATTTTGTGACAAAATCGCCCTGCTTCCATTCTCCCGCCGTAGGCGCGGCTGTCTGCGCGCCGTGGTAGGATTCTATACGTCCTTCGGTTATCCCGTTGACTTGCTGCGATATTTGTACAAACAGCCGTTGAAGCTGACGTAAAAGTGTTGGCGTATCTTCTGGTAGTCTTGGATCTCCTGGCAATCTCATCGCTTACCCGCGCCTCTTAAGTCTATCTCTAGTGATCTAAGTCTCATGCCGCCGCTGGAATTAATGATGAATTGATGCCACCTCGCCTCGCCAAGCACGTCGAATTTCCCGCCTATTAAAGCGGTCCCTGTTTTTTGCGACATAGCCGATGTCGATGTTGCGCGATCTCTGCCAATGTAATCACACGTCGCTGTCGTTGGCTGCGTGGCATACATCGGGATAATTTCTGTGACCGTACTTACGCTAACATTATTACCCATTACGCCAGTCGTTATCGATGCGCTTGCAGGCTCTCCGCTCAAAAAATATAACTTGTTATCAGTGCCAAACACGCCAGGGGCCTGATTGCTTGCGACCCAAAACGACGAATCGTAAGGGATGCTTGGCATATCGTCGTATGTCGCATAAAGAGCGCCAAGCCCGTCATACGTGATCGGCGATGATATTGCATTGAGAGCGACCACCGTGTTTTGATTCGCTCGCCCCCATTTGTTCGTTCTGTAGTTATATGTCACGCACTCATCGGCAATGTCGCTAGCTGAATTGTTTGAAACATAAAACCAATAAATCATGTTTCTAGCCTGGTCGTGCAACGCCGTTACTTTGTCGTAACTTGCTTGCTTTACGCGGGATGCAAACCATGTCCTTATTTGCGCGCCAATCGGCCTGGGTATCGATCCATCGAACATATAAAAACCCTGCTCACTCAAAAAGTAGTGAACCGTGCCAACCACGACGACAGAATCGTTTGAAACCGTGCCTATATCTCCTGGGATACGCTCCCATGACCATATAATCGGCGGTCCCTGATATCTTCCTACGTACATCGCCGATGATTTATATAACACGAACTCATCGCCAAGCCTACGTAGCCCTGTAAACCCTCCAGGGCTATCTATTATTCGCCCCCTTGCTGATTGTGTAGCGATTGATGGTGTCCAGCTTGCTTGATCGTTGAGCGCACTACACCACCATCCATCAGTGTTGTCCCCATACGTGCCGTCTATCGTGCTAGCTACCATTACAAAACCGGAAACCGAATCTATATATTTTGCTGCCGGTGCACCAGATACGTCAGAAAAAGCGCCGGATGTTATTGATTGCTGTATTGGTGCAACGTTATTCACCGCCAAAGATGCATTGCCAAACTGGCTAAACCGCCAATTTATAGAGCTAGTATAGTCGCCGCCCCGCGATACATCAGCCCATGTTCCGCTTGATATTTCATACAATTTTGTTCCTGTCCCAGCAAACATTCTTTGCGAGCCAGATAATAGCTTAACAGTTGCCGCGCCTGCGCAAGTGCTAGCGAGTGCCGCATACCCTGGGTCAGATCGTGATGGCGTTGCCGCCCACCCACTAACGTCATGATAGACATTAGATACGTCTGCGATGACGCCTAAAGTCGATTGATCGTAATCTGGAGCGAATTCGTCTAAATCTACCAGCATGACATATTAGCCCTGTTTGATAACGGCGAGCCTGACCACTGATCGCGCATATCCTGATCATCTATAGCCGTTTTTATGGATACATACGCAGCTTGCCACGTCGCCAACCTCGCATCATCTTTAACGTAGGGAGCAGATTGCAGCAACACGGCATACAAATACAAGTCAGGATGCTCTGTGATAAGCCAATTCGTTTGGGCGACCCCTGAAAGCGCCGGAATCGCTGCGTAGTATTGCAGCGTGTAGGTTTCGGTTCCAGCGGGCGGCGGGGCCAACAGCAAGCTAGAGCCTTCAATTGTGTAATACGCTGTATCGGCGGTCATGTTGTTGATTCTAGCGCCACTGTAGCGGTCTTTCTGCCTGAGCGGCCTTTCCTCGCTGCCAACAGTTAAAAATAGCGCAATGGCTTCAACATAATCTGATGGCAGCGCTATCGTTGTAGCTGCCGCGCCAGTCGCTTCTGTTTGTTGGTTTTTTAGGCGCAATTGCCTAGATAGCTGCTTTTCTGCAAGCTGAATGAATGTTGGTATAACAGGCGTTAAATCACTGCGGTGAAGCCAATCCGCTACCGTTGATTGTAAGTCTGTGTAGTTTGTAATAGCCAATCAAACCCTCCCCTCCCAAACTCGGAAGCTCTTTAAATCTGGATCGGAAAGCATTCGATTTACATGAACAGGGTTATTCATCCACTCATGGAACGTGATGCCGTTTATATTGCAATAACGCTCAACCAGCACCGGAGGGAACGAAGCGCAATGCCTCATTTCGTTTGAGCCAACCTCTCCAACGGAGCGTAGCGAACTAGTTAGATCAAGCACGGGCTCGCAGTCTTGCACCCGACGAACGGTCATATCGTCACCGTCAAGGTGGAATTCTGTTTTAACGCCCTGAATAAACTCGCTCATCAGAATTCGACCGGTGAAAGATTAACAATCCCAGCCGATGCAACTTGTATTGCCGCGATGTGCGTCTGCCCATGAACATCAAGAATAACCTGATGATCTGGCTGTAAAAGCATGTCGCCAGCAACCGCTGTCACGGCAGAGGGCCCAGGCTTAACGTAAGCCGCCGCCGTGCATGTAAGCCTAATAAAACTTGCGCGCACCCCTGCGGCATCGTTAGGGATGGCGACCGATGCCGTGGTTCCGCTGGTCGTTATGTTTGATCCGGTTGTTGAAACCTTCCAAACAGGGAAATTTGTTTTCATGCTAAACCCTCGAAAGAAAGGGGCCGTAGCCCCTTATGCTGGTGCCAACAGAACGGTAACAACCCCCACGGCATCCGTTAAGGTGCCAGTGAAGTCAACGCCAATTGCAGTCCCTGACGGGATTTCTGCATCAGCACCAGTCACTGACAGCGTTTGCACTGTGTCTGCTGTGCCTTTTACATTGTAGGTACTAGCGTGTAGCGCCGTTCCGGAAGTAATCGCTGTAGCAGAAGCCGCTTTTTTGATTACCGCTGTGACAGCGCCGCCATCAGTGCCTGCAATAGTTGGACGCCCTACAATCGACTTAACAATGTATCGGCGACCGGCAACAAAGCTCACCTTGTCGATGCTTGATGCGTTGTATTCGATATTGACAACTGTAAAGCCTTTCGATCCTTGGCCTTTGTAGTCAATGTCGAACTCTCCGCGATCACCCTGGATTATGTCTGCCATTTTTTAAACTCCTAAATAGAGGGGCTTTCGCCCCTCGTAGTTATGACGCGGTGATGTCGCGAACTGCACCAGAAGACTTCTCATTACAAGATTCCAGCGTGTACTCATTGATAATGTGCCACTTCTCAGAGTCGCCAGTTTTTGCCAGCTCTTCGGTTTTGAAGTCACGCAAGGTCGCTAATTTCCAGTACTGCATATCCAGAACAAAAGCGGTGCGTTCGCGCTGGAAGCGGTTTGGAACGACTTTTAGCGTGCCGAAGTCAGAGCGATACACGTCAAAAGCTGCAACACGCTCTTTCCCTGCCTCATTGAACACTGTGGACCCGCCAGAAAACGCTGATACGGCTTGCTTGTTGAAAGGGCCGACCATGATCATTCCAGGGTTACCGCCTTCGGTGTAAACCAACTGCAAAACGTTTTTAAGGAGCGACTCAGTAAGTGCGCGCTGAGTACCATCAGTCGGGGCCGTGTTAGAGCTAGGGACAGGACTTACGCCGGTAGCACCTAAGCTATCGTTAGTGAAAATCCAACCTTCTAAGCCACGAACTTGGCGCGCAGTACCGGCTGCGCCTGCTGCGTATGTGGTATTCTGTGTAAGCGCGTACTCCATGTCGCGTTTAATCTCTTGGCTTTTCTTGGCTTTTTGGTAAGCAATTTCTGACTTACGGCCAGCTTTTGAAACTTCTTCCTGAGTGCCTGAGATTTGAAATACCTTTTTGCTGATTTGGCAATAGTTGTCCAGTCGAGCGGTTGCGGTTACAGCTTCGGCAGCGGTATCGTCGCCTTCTAACTGCTTGTTATTAGCCGCAGTCGCTAACGTGTCGGTCTGCCATTCGTGTTTAATTGCCGATGCCTTCGTGCGCTTAAGACCGCTCAAAAATGGCGTATCTGTTGGCGCTACATTGTAAATCATGTCGATTAAATCTTCACGATTGCCTACGCTTGCGTAGGTTAATTGGGTATCTGCTGGTACAGCCATGATTTGTTACTCCTGTCTACATCCGTTCGAATATGGATGCTAGATTTTCAACGGAAGGATTCTTTTTGAAACTTTTCATCAACGAATCCGGTAGTTTTTTATCGCTGGCTGGCTGGCTAGAACCTGGCTTTAGCACTTTTGGCGCTTCCGCTGGTTTTTGCTGGCCTTGCGCCTGCGCTTTACTCGTTAGTTGCCGATACCGCGCCGCGTCTCTTAATATGAGATACGCTCGATGATCGTACAGTTCTCCTAGTTCGCTGTCGCCATAACCCACTGACCTTGCATACTCCGCTATCGAAGACATATCCGCATTCAGCCTAGCTTCGTCTTTCCACTCTGGCACTTTATCCATTAGGGTAGTGCGCTCGGCTTCGATGTGATGCGTTAGCTTTTGATTGTGGTCTGCCTGCTGTTGCTGGTGTATCTTGTAGGCTTGCTGCTCTGCTTGCTGGATTTGAGCAACCTTAATATCTCGTTCCGTTTTCAATCGCATCGCTGCGATAGGGTCGGCCCGCGACATTTCTAGGATTTGCTCCTCTGTTGGCATCTGTTGAATCTGCGCTCCGAGGCTTTTCACAAAATGGTTAAGTTGGTTGGCGTAGTAGTTACGCTCCGCTTCCACCTTTGATGTATTTTCCTCGTAAGCCTTCCGTTGTTCAGACAGTGCTTGTGTTTTCTTCGTATAGTCCGACTGCATCATCAGACCAGGCTTTAATTCTTTCGGTATTTTGTATTTTTTACCATTCCAATCAATATCTTCAAACTCTTCGCCCTGAACCTCTTTAGGCTCGTCGCTAACAACTTCAAGCTCTTCGTTCTGCGCTTCCGGCTCGCTATCATCGCGATCCATTTGTTCGAATATGGACTCAGCGCTTAAATCGCCGCTGACTCCCTCAGAGGGGTTGGTCAACATATAAAAACTCCTAGATTGGTTAAATTTCTACCCATTCGCCAGTAGTTAGCCTCATTCGCCACTTGCTGGCACTGGAACTTCTTACTCCGCACCTGTCGGTTACAATCACGGCTGGCATATCGCATGGCCCTTCCATCAGCACTGGAACATCCTTAGCCGTTAGGATTAACAACTCTATCCAACCCCGAACAGCCTCCCAGCTTTGTCTTTTGCTTGTTGCAATATCGACTGGTGCCGCGCTATTTTGCCCGTCTCCGCCACTTCCTGAATCTGCGCTCTTAACTTCCGCAGAAGGCACATGCTCAGGTGTATTTTTTCCCGTCCTTCCACGTCTCTTTGTGGGCTTTGTATCCATGATTCGGTTAGCTCCTGTTCGATGGACTGGAACGCTTCGACTAATAACGGATTCTGTAGCAATAAATCCGCTTGATCTCCCCGTCTGATCTCATCATCTAAGCTGGTGCGCTCCATAAATACCTCTATTTTACCCGTGATTGCGATTTTATTCCAATTCGCCAGCTAAATACATAATAAATCGGTCTTCTTCTTCGATTTCTTGCTGTAATCTGTTAATAATCTCAATACCTGACCGATTGTCTATCTTTGCCTCTTTCAGCATTTTAATAGCAGACCCGTCGAACTTATTTACGATTATCGGCGCGTATCTCTCGACTGATTCGGCAGTTGATTGCTTGACATCTAAAACATCGGCGTCTAACTCCGCCGACTCCTCTAAATCCCTGTATTGCTTAATATAGATTTTGCGCGGCAATCGCCGCTTATGCCGCGCCGGTATGCCGCCGCCAACAAGGTCACCGTTAAGCTGGAACGCGCCCTGCTGAAATGCGCCTTGCTGAAATGCTCTCATTATCCCCTACTTAATGCGTCATACCAAATGTCTTTGTCTGCAACGACAAGTCCATTAGCAGCGCCCCAAGCGCGACCAGCGG